CAACGTCACCCATGACATGATGCTTGGATGGGCTGGAATCGTCAAGGAACAGGCAGCATTGTCCAGAGCCAGAGAGATTGCGTTCAAAATCGTTGATGGCTCGACCAGATACGCAGACCTGACAGGCATCTATGAGCAGTTAGGCGAAGCTATCAACCTGCACAACGAGAGAAGCGATTTTATCCCGATGTGTGACGGCATAGACAACTACATCCGCAAGCTGGATGATAAGCCGGAGTATATCAGCACAGGGCTTAGAGTGCTGGATAACAACTTGCATCTTGTGCCGGGCAACTTCGTTGTGATCGGCGGCCGACCGTCTGCTGGCAAGACCGCTCTGTCCCTGCAACTTGCCTGTGAAATAGCCAAGAACGGACGCAAGGTGGCGTATTTCAGCCTAGAGACAGACCCAGATACGCTCTATGCTCGTATCATCGCAAACCAGCTAGGCGTACCGCTGCACACGGTCAAAAACAAGACCGTCAGCATTGACGAGCTTGACCGGCTGGCAGCCATCAAGAAATATCCGCTGTTCGTGCGCTCTGCCGCTGGCAAAAGCGTTGGGTGGATTAGAACGCAGTCCATCAGGATGCAAGCAAAAGTAGTTTTCATCGACTATTTGCAGCTTATCCATCAAGCCGGAGCGAAAGACCGATACAGTGCTGTCACGGAAATCAGCATGGCACTGCATGAGTTCGCGCAGTCCACAGGAACGTTGGTGGTGGCACTTGCACAGCTCAATCGAGAGACCGCAAGAGCAGGCATACCGCCGACTGCCGCAGACTTGCGAGAATCCGGGCAAATCGAGCAGGACGCAGATGCAATCATCCTGCTGGCACAGAAAGTGAAAACGAAAAAGAGACCAGAAGAGCATTATCACTTTGCACTTGAGAAGAACAAAGAAGGCAACGTGGGGTCACTAGACATCACGTTCCAGATGGAAACGCAGCAGTTCAAAGAATGCGTGTGGATGTAATGAGAGGAGAATAAACATGAAATACCGCAAGAAACCAGTTGTTATTGAAGCATTCAAGCTCAATGCACGAGGACTTGTTGGAGAAGATTGGTTTTGGGATGCAGTAAGTAGCAATGATATTATCACGCATGACTTTGGAAAGTTTCACGATGACCCTGCGTGGTGCGAGATTAAAACGCTTGAAGGGACTATGATTGCAAGGACTGGCGATTATATCATTCGTGGCGTAAATGGCGAAATCTACCCGTGTAAACCTGATATTTTCGAGAAAACATACGAATCGATTGAGTGATAGTAGCTTAGTATCGCTTCTGCGCTCGTATCGTCACAGTAGAATAGGCAAGAAAAACAGATAACAGGGTCAGGGCGATAAAGTTATCGTCTGAACCCCATAAATATTTTTCGTCAATCAACAAACGGAGGAAAACGATTATGAACATCACTCGACTGGAACAGGAGACCATCGTCAACTTCAATGCAGCGGAAGATACTGCATCGGTTTATACCGCTGACCCGGTGTATATGCGCAAGCTCGACAAGCTGTGCGAGCGGGAGCCTGTGTCGTACAAGCTGGTCAAACAGGACAAGGACTGCAAGTGGTATGAGATGCCCAAGCGACTTGTGCGGTTTGCAACCACAAGAATTATGACGGACGAACAGAAAGAAGCGGCTGCGGAGCGTATGCGCAAGATGCAAGCAGATGGTAGAATCTAATCTCCGCTAAAATCTCCAATCAACAAACGTATCAGAAAGCATGGAATGGTGTCAGGTAGTAAAACTACCCTCTGCGACTATTCCATGCTTTTTTCTTCTGTTATTTATCGAGAGAAAACGGCAAGGTCTGATTTTGAGTAGAATCCGTCTCGATCGAGTGGCGTTTGGGCTGATATGGCTACGACTATCAGCGTGATGCGTTTGCATGCAAATGGATGCGATTATTGCATACCA